GGAAGACAAACTTGTAGCAGCAGCTACAAACGTAGTAATGGAGGGCGATAATGCTCCTTCAAGGGCTTTAGTAGCTACTTCTAAATTACTTAACTATACTCAGATTTCTACGAAACCTGTTGTAGTTACTGGTACTCAAGAAGTAATTAACAAAGCTGGAATGACATCAGAGATGGCTTATCAAATAGCTAAAGCTGGTAAAGAACTAAAAAGAGACATGGAGTTCGACTTAACAGGTGTTAATGTTGCAACTGTTGGTTCATCAGGCACAGGCCGTAGACTTAGAGGTCTTGAAGCATGGTGCAATACTAATGAATCTCATGGAGCTGGTGGTTCTACACACAGTACAACTGGTGCAGTTACAGATGGAACTCAAAGGGTTCTGACTGAAGCATTGGTTAAAGCAAACTTAAAACTTTGTTATGATGCTGGTGGTAATCCTGACTTAATGTTAGTTGGTTCATTCAACAAACAAAAAGTATCAGGTTTTACTGGCAACTCTACTCGTATGGACATGGCAGAAGATAGAAGCTTAGTTGCAACTATTGATGTTTATGTTTCTGACTTCGGTGAAGTTAGAGTAGTAGCTGATAGAATCTTGAGAAGTTCTGGAAGAACTACACATATCATAGATACAGAAATGTGGTCTACTGCTATGTTAAGACCTTTCACAGTTCAAGACTTAGCGAAAACTGGTGATAGTGAAATCAAACAATTATTAGTTGAGTATACTCTCGTTTCTAAAAACGAAGCTGCTTCAGGTAAAATTGCTGATTGCACAACTAGCTAATAAAATTTAACTTTCCTCATAGTTAGTTAAGGGTGGGGTTTTACACTCCAATGTTTTCCCCACCCACCTAGATACATTAATGATGACCTTGAAGAACGTATCGCTTCGGAACGAGGGTTATTAATACGGAGAAATTTAATGAGAACATTAAATGATTATTTTGTAACAGCAGAGATAGAAGACATATCTACTGCATCAAGCACATTCGTAGCTGTACCTGATGGTGGCAGAGTAATTAAAATTATTACTGCTTTACAAGGTGCAATTACATCAGTAAATGCTGGAATTAGTTTTGAAATTGGTGGCACTGCTATTACAGGTGGTGGCATTACAGTTGCATACTCAGGCTCGGCAGCAGGTGATGTTGATTCAGCAGAACCAACAGCAGCTAATAGAGTTGAAGAAGATGGAACTATCGAAATGATTACAGATGGTGCTTCTACAGGAACAACTAAATTATTAGTAACATTTGTAATTAGGAGATAAGAATGAGTAATTGGAGCTTTGGACAAAGAGTCATAAAAAACCAAACAAGAACTGTTAACACAGGTTCGCAGGACTCAAGTGCTTTTACAGATGGTATTACCTATGTAAGAGTTACTTCTGATACTACAGGAGTTTTTATAGCGTTTGCTAAAGCTCCTACAGCAGCAGTAGCTACTGGTATTCGTTTGGTTGCTAATGAACCTAAAACTTTTAAAGTAGACAATGCTGATATACTTGCAGCTATTATTGCAAGTGGAACAGCTAATGTTTTTATAGAGGAGCTTAGTGAGTAATGAGTAGAAAGTTAGGAGATGGACAAACATTTCACTTTCATTCTGCCGATGGCACAAGTGCTATCCAACATAAGTCGGAAGACTTAACTAAGTTACTTGACCAAAACAAAAGATTGCAACAGGAAGATCACAGTATAAGAGATGAACTTCGATTATCTGCTAGGATTCCTGTTACAATTTACTATGAATGGAAGAACAAATTTGGTGTAGATTTATATAACAAGAATCATGCACCAGCAGTCAGAAGATTATTAAATAGTCCTGACTACAGATATTTAAAAACAACATCTAGGATAATATAATGGCTATATCAACATATGCAGAATTAAAAACATCTATAGCTTCTTGGCTAGATAGAAGTGACTTAACTGATATTATTCCTGACTTTATTGCTTTAGCTGAAACAAGGCATAAAAGAGATTTTAAAATAAGAAGAATGGAAACTAGAGTAACAGCTAATACAATTTCAGGAACAGAGTATTATTCGTTGCCTGATGACTATATTGCTATGCGTAATATTAAATTAAACTCTGACCCTAAAACTTCATTAGAATATTTAACTCCTGAAATAATGGACAGATTACAAGCTGGAAGCAGCACAGGTATGCCTAAAGCCTATTCAATCAAAGGCAATGATATACAAATTAGACCTTTACCTGATGGAGTTTACGAAATAGAGGTAGCTTATTACAAAACATTTACACCTTTATCAGACTCTAATACTACAAACGACATGCTTACCCATCACCCAGATGTTTATTTATACGGAGCATTAGTTGAAGCAGAACCTTATTTACAAAATGATAAAAGAATACAAACTTGGTCTGGATTTTACGACAGAGCAAAACAAGATATAATAACTTCAAACGAAAGAGATAGACACTCAGGCACAGCACCAGTAACAAGAATTGACTACGGATTATATTAATGACTACTTGGACTGTAGTAAGTAATACTTCTGAAGGTTATTTTGAAACAGAAGATAATTTAGATTTATTGGTAACAGAAAACGGATTAGTTCTTCAACAAGAAGGGGCAGTAGTAATAGCTCCTGATGACTGGCAAGATGTACCAGCAACAACAACCACAACATGGGTAATACAATAAATGGCAACACAAAAATTTAGTGATTTAACAGCAGTAACAACCCCTAATGCAGAATCTGTATTTGCTATTGCACATTCAGGTTCAAACTTTAAATTAACTATTACAGATTTAGCAGCTAACTTACCTGCTACAACAGCAACAAGTCTTACAACATCAGGTAATGCAACCATAGGTGGAGATTTAACCATAACAGGCGATGATCTGACTATGGGTACAAACACCAGTGGTGCAGCTTTAATAGCCGATGGAACAAATTTTAACCCTGTAGTTATATCAGGTGATTTAACAATATCAACAGGTGGTGTTGCAGCTATAGGAAGTGGTGTAATTATTAACGCTGATGTCAATACAAGTGCAGCAATAGATGCTACTAAAATACACGATGGCACAATATCAAATACAGAATTTGGATATTTAAATAATGTATCATCAAACATACAAACACAATTAGATGCAAAAGCATCATCAAGTTATGTGCCTACTGCAATTACTGTTGCAGATGAATCAACAGATACAACTTGTTTCCCTTTATTTGTAACTGCTGCTACTGGTGATTTACCACCTAAATCAGGAACTAATTTAGCTTTTAATTCATCAAGTGGCGTTTTAACAGCTACTGGATTTGCAGGAGCATTAACAGGTAATGCAAGTGGTACAGCATCAGGACTATCAGCAACCCTTGCAGTAGCAAGTGGTGGTACTGGGGCTACGAGCTTAACAGCAAACGGAGCTTTGATTGGTAATGGCACAGGAGCAGTTACATCTGTCGATATGTCTACTAAAGGTAAACTATTAGCAGGTGATGGTTCAGGCAACCCATCTGCACTTTCAGTCGGTACAAACACACATGTATTAACAGCAGATAGCAGTGAGGCAACAGGATTAAAATGGGCAGCAGCAACAGCAGCAACTCCTACAGTTATTACAGTAGCCGATGAAAGCACTGATACCACATGCTTTCCTTTATTTGTTACGGCAGCAACAGGAGATTTAGGACCTAAGTCAGGTTCTAATCTAGCATTTAATTCAAGTAGTGGAGTTCTTACTGCAACTGGATTTGCAGGAAATATTACAGGAAATGTTACAGGTAACACTTCAGGCACATCAGGTTCAACCACAGGAAATGCAGCAACAGCAACAATTTTAGCCACAGCAAGAGATATTGGTGGCGTTAGTTTTAACGGATCAGCAAGTATAAACCTGCCAGGTGTCAATACAGCAGGTAATCAAAATACATCAGGAACAGCAGCAGGACTATCAGCAACTCTTGCAACAAGTAGTGGTGGTACAGGATTAACAGGAGCAGTAGTTGGTAAACAAACAATATATATTCCAGCAGCAGCTATGTACCCAAATACCACAGCAGGTTGTTCAGCACTAACACAAGTAGAATTATCTAATGGCCCTGAAATCAAGGTTTTAGATTTTGATGCAAGTTCAGATGAAAACGCACAATTTACAGTATGTTTTCCTAAATTATGGAATGAAGGAACAATTACTTTTCAACCATTTTGGACAGTAACAGGCACAAACACTGGCACAGTATCTTGGGGATTGTCAGCAGTATCTTTTGCAGACAGTGGAGATATTAATACGGCATTTGGAACAAATGTTGTAACAACAGCTAAAGCTCATAGTGGAACTTCTAATGATTTAGATGTATCGGCAGAAAGTGGAGTAGTAACTATAGCTGGAAGTCCAAGTGTTAATGAAATGGTATTTTTCCAAATTATGAGAGATGTATCAGCAGATGACCAATCAGGAGATGCAAGATTGTTGGGAATTAAATTATTCTTTACAACAGATGCTTTAACAGATGAGTAGGAGAAACAATGTTTGGATATAGAATATTAGGATTTGGTAGTTTCCATTCTAGTACTGATTATAGTGCAGATTTCTTAGTAATAGCTGGTGGTGGTTGTGGTGGTGGTGGTGGTCCAGGTGGTGGTGGTGCTGGTGGATATAGAGCATCTTTTAATTCTGAAACTTCAGGCGGCGGTGGAAGTTCTGAAACAAGTTTAACATTATCTCTAGGAGTAGAATATACAGTTACAGTAGGTGGCGGTGGTGCTTCTAATAGTGCTAATGGAGCTAACTCACTTATCTCAGGCACAGGCATTACAACGATAACCTCTATAGGTGGAGGCGGCGGTGGCGGCGGCTCAACAGCAGCTAAAGATGGTGGTTCAGGTGGTGGAGCTAGACAAAGCTTTACTACAAACGGAAGTGGTACAGCTAATCAAGGTTATGATGGCGGAACTAATAATGGCGGTGGTGGTGGAGCTGGAGAAGCTGGTGCTACTGGATATGGTGCTGGTGGTACTGGAAAGGGTGGCGATGGAGTTGCCTCAACAATAAGCGGTTCATCTGTACTCAGAGGTGGTGGCGGTGGTGGTTATGCTTTGGATGGTGGTGCTTCACCTGCGGCTGGTGGTTCTGGCGGTGGTGGTAATTCAGGAGGCTCTGGAACAGCAAATACTGGTGGTGGTGGTGCTCAATCAGATGGTGATGCTGTTGGTGGTTCAGGTGTTGTAATAATTCGTGTACCTACAGCTAATTTTTCATCAACTACAACTGGTTCTCCAACAGTTTCAACATCAGGAACAGATACAATTTTAGTTTTTAACGCATCAGGGAGCTACACAGCATAATGGCACATTTTGCAAAATTAGGAAGTGATAATATTGTTGAAACTGTTGAAGTAGTATCTAATGATATTGCTACAAATGAACAAGCTGGAATTACTTTTTTACAAAATCTTTATAATGACACAGCAACTTGGAAACAAACATCATATAATACTTATGGAAATGTTCACAAATTAGGTGGTACACCATTTAGAAAAAACTATGCTGGTATTGGTTTTACTTATCACCAAACTAAAGATGCTTTCATACCACTTAAACCTTTTACTTCTTGGACATTAAATGAAACTACTTGTAGATGGGAAGCACCAGTTGCTTATCCTGATGATGGTAAATTATATCTTTGGAATGAAGAAAATCAAACATGGGATTTAATTGAATAATAACAACACTATTAAAAATGGTGTACCCAGTAAATAATTAGGAGAAACAAATGGGATTAGAAACAGGAACATATATATCGGACTTAAATAGCTCAAACCCAGTAGCTGGAGACCCAGTTAATGAAGGTGATGACCATATAAGACTGGTAAAATCTACAGTCAAAGCAACCTTTCCCAGTGTTACTGGAGCAGTATCGGCAACACACACAGAATTAAATAAACTAGATGGCGTTACAGCAAATACAGCAGAATTAAATTATGTAGATGTAACTACGTTGGGTACAGCAGAAGCATCTAAAGCCGTAACAGTAGATGCTAGTAAAGACTCTACAGGAATAAGAAATTTAACAGTATCAGGCACATTAACTATAGGATCTAACACAGCAACAACTTTACAAGCTGTATATCCTGTAGGAAGTATTTATATAAATGCTGCTGTTGCAACTAACCCTGGTACATTATTAGGATTTGGAACTTGGACAGCTTTTGGAGCTGGTAGAGTTATAGTAGGATTAAACGCAGCAGACAGTGATTTTGATACAGTGCAAGAAACTGGTGGCGTAAAAACACATACATTAACCACTTCTGAAATACCTTCACATACACATAATTCAAATTTTGTAACAGGTGGTACTGGTGTATCAGGTGTAAATACAGCAGGTAATTATGATGCAGCTACTAACGCAACCAGTTCTACTGGTGGTGGTGCAGCCCATACTAATGTTCAACCCTATATCGTTGCATATATGTGGAGAAGAACTGCCTGATGCCAACCCTTCAAATATTAAATCCAAAAGGAATGATAAAAGATACTAATAACACGGCATTGCCTAACGAGTATTTTTCACATACACAAAATACTAGGTTTGAAGATAATGCAGCTAAAAAAGTATTAGGTCAAGACCAGGTTTTTGGAACACCCACTGTAGCCCCTTATTTTGCCTTAAATTGGACATCAGGAGCTAATAGTTATTGGTTTTATGCTGGTTCAGCTAAAATCTACAGATACGATGGCTCTAGCCATACTAATTTTACAAGAGCATCAGGTGGAGATTATTCTACCAACTTAACAGCTTCAGGCAACTGGACTGGTTCTATATTTAATGGATTAGCT